CTATCACTTCATGGGCATTCCGACCGAACTGTTCAAGCGTCACGGATTGGTGCCAGATGTGAGGCTGTGAGGTGAAAAATAAGATCGCTTTGTCTGTTCTATTCATGGGTTACGCTCCCGTTAACTTAAATCGAAGATGTACTCGGTCTGCCTGGTCGAGAAGATCGATCTTAGCCCTGAGTTTTTTCTGTTCAGACGAGTACCGCCCGTCAAATAGACACCTAATGCCGGGCATCCCGGTTGCGGCGACTGCCGCCCCAGCATTTGATACGTGACAGGCGGGAAGCCGGCCACCAAAAAGAATAGCAACGTGTGGTTGCACGAGAACTACAAGACAGGCCTCAGTCTCAGCAGGATACCCGTAGCCAAACGCGACCGATCCTCCGTTTCCAATCTCTATCACAGGAAGTTCGGCTCCATTCCGATACCTGATTTCTGCGGCATCCACGAGTTCTAGCTCGTTGACTTTTCGTTTCCGCAGTCGTCTGTTTTTGAGTAAGGGACAGTGCGATCCATGTGCGTGGATGGTAATCACCGTGAGCCTGCCTTCGGACGTATGATTGCCTCCATCACATCGGAGATCGTCTGTAAATAGCGTTCGTAAGCTGCTTCACTCGCTGACGGGTGGTCTGCCTCTGCCTCTGGCTCTGCTCGTCTTGACGGAATATCTGTAGGATCATATTGAGGGTCAGGATGGCTCATTGATTGGTTCCTCCGCCCGAAGCTGCGACTGGGATGCCGTCAATATCGAGAGCTGCCCGATGGTGAACCGTTAAGGTTCTCTCAGCTTTGGGATCCAGCGTGATGTCGATTTTCTCGTCGCCGCAGTTTGTACACCTTGTCCATGTCACAACGCTCCCCATGTCGGTCGCTGACCATCCACGCAGCAAATCATCAACGGAAGCTTCTAAACATTTTTCGCATTTAGCCATGATTCCTCCTTATTTGTTAGTTAAAAACGTACCCTAGAACAGCAGTATTGCTACAGCGATCCAGTATCCAAGAACAGCTAACACTAGTCCTCCCGTTATCTCTTTGACTGTAGGCACTGACCATCCAGCGTCTTCTTCTTTTTCTTCAAAGGTCTCCCAACATGCTGAGCAGACGTTGCCAGGTAATGGACTCTCGTAGAGTGGTGATCCGCATTCATCGCAACGGGCGACTTCGATCGTTAGTCGCGTCATAATGTCCTCCGTAACTTGTCCTCTTCCATCAGTGCTTTGTCGAGTTCTGATCCAACTTCCTTGAGTAGCCTTTCCATTTCATTCATCTTCATTCTTTTATTTTTGTCGCGCCGTGACAAAAACCTTGTGTGCGTACCATTTTCTGCTGACTGTTGTTCGTGAAGGTTTATGGTTTCCTTGATCTTACTCACGCCCCGTCTCCTTCTGGTATGACTGCATCGGGGAATCGGTCGATCTCCAGCGTTGCGATCAGACGGTCTCCTCCTTTTAGCTCTTTGTCAGGCATTCTGCCTCCTTAGCTTTCTATCTCTTCAATTCTGTCGAAGCTGGAGTGACTCCAGTCCTCAGAAAGTCTCCTCCATTCTCCACCACCCTCATCCTTCAATTCATCGGCTTCTTCTCGTGAAGATGCGATAATAGAAACCTCCTCTACACACTCACCATAATCCAAGTAAATATATTTATATTGTTTTTGATCCATTCGTTCTCCTCCTTTTTTGAGTAGTGTTTACCACGCCTCAAAGCGATATCATCTCCTCTAAGTGCCATTCGTTTGTAAAACGTACCCACCTAATAAGGTGAGGCTTCCCAACGACGGATAACTTCACCATTCCAGCTTCGACATTTTCATCCTTCTCAATCTCAAGCGCGTGCGTTGCGTCAAGCGTGACCGTGCTACCTGTGTACCCGTCCTCATCAAAGCTATTCTTCGCCATCACTGTAATTCTCCCGTTGACGGCCTTCTGCCATTCTCCAGGACTTGTATTAAACCGCCAGCCCTTGATCGATTCTGTCATTTGTTCTCCTCCTTTTAGCTCTTTGTCAGGCATTCTGCCTCCTTATGTCTTGGATCGGTTTTAGGTAACAACTCAAGTGCTGTGAATGGAGTGCGAACACCGCGACCTTCGGCCTCGAATGGGCACCCGTCACTGCCGCCCCTGTCGTATGAGACGTACGCGTATTTCTTGGTCACCTTTTTAACGGTGCCCACTTCTCCGTTCCCCACATGCGCCCACGTCAACACCACTCGTAACCCCACTCGGAAAGTGTCTCGCACGGCAGCAATCAGTTCATCGTGACGTTTTCTGACTACTGCGCCCAACTTATTGACGTGCCTTGCGGCAGACTCAATTTGCGCTAAGGTTGTGAGTCCAGCTACCCACGTTTCAAACTCCACACTCGCATAGTCGTCCTGCCACCAACTCGTATATCCTAAGTCCGTTTCAAATTCCTTTTCTAATGGTTCTAACGTCATTCGTTGTTATCCTTTCGTTAGTCTTGAGAACCAAACGCGATACGCGCAGCCTCTGTCATCACTGGATCTTCTCTAAATGTCCTGTCCCACGTTGATCGATTAAAGTGAGACAGTAGGGTATTAAGCGTGTCCCACTCGATGTACTTGTCAGGGTGCTTTTTGTAGGCGTATTGAGCAGTGCCGTTATTTGGATCGAAACCGTACCGCTTTTCGAGCCGGTCAGCTTCTTTCATTGCGTAGGCGAGTACACTCGCCGCCGATCTTCGATTCTCGCTCATATCGCCATCTCTCCTGTGTTAGTCGATCGTTTTGCTCCGGTTTTGTCAATTCGTTAGAATCGTACGTTCTCGAACCGTCGATCTCGCGCTATCGCACCGCGCCCGTGCTTGTCTTGGCGCAATGCCTGGTAGTTATCAGGTGTAGATAATGTTTTGCAATCACGATAGACATTGCGACCCTTGCGCCTAATCGTGCCCTTATCGCGCACCACATCAGCCTGTTCGCCTGTCACGGATTCTACTTGTATGGTAAAGGTATGTTGTCCAGTTGCCGCACCATAGGATTCTTTGGTGATCGTGCCCGTGATTGTTCGATCTCCTAGGTACGTGGCATTGCGGTAGCTGCCACTGAATACCGGCTCAGTAAATCTGATCTTGCATCCTGTTGTTAAGTCAGTCATTGCCATTTTCTCCTGTGCTATTCGCTCGTTTTGCTCGTTTTGATGGCCTTCCCTATGCTGTGCTATGTCGGTTTTTTAACTGAGATCGTCCACAACTGACCATAATCCCCAGTCACCAAAACCCTCTGACGTTCCCCAATAGCAGTTGTCTACACCGCAATGCTCATTCATATAGTCAGTCGCTTCATCCCAATACTCTCCACTATTAGGGCACATTGAAAAAGTGTGATCGTCTGACTGTGGGCACTCATGCTTGATGCTCGCGCCGTGTTCGTTGGCAATATCGACAATCCGATCAACCATGTGGATACCGTGTACGTTATCCACATAACAGCCAACGTCAGATGGTGTGTAGGTTGTGGTTTTAGTTTCCATGCCTTTTGTCTCCTATTGTTAAGTAAAGAATCCGCATAACGGCTCAGATCCGAAACCTGAGCCGTTAAACTGATCTCTATTCGTCTGAAGTGATCCCTAATTCCTGGTTGATTAGATTGTCCAGTTGTTTTTTGACTTCTGGACGTTCATCTAGACCCATGATTACAAAGTGATCATCTTTCCATTGTCTGAGCTTATCCTGTCGATCGGTAGGATGTTTTTGTTTAGTTTCCATTGCCTTTTTTCTCCTTTGTGAGTGCCATTTGATCGGCTTGTCAGTACTTAACTGTGATTAGATGCCTGGTATGTTTTTCGCTTCCCTTCCCTAAACTGTTCTCTAATTAAACCAACGGTGCGCAAAACCACGCCCAAACATGCGCCGAAAGTGTGATCGGATACTGTCACCAGTACAGTCACTTCTATTGCTGCGGTAGTCACACCACAGTAGATACGCCAGTACCGCACACACTGATCGGCGATACTCGGTAGGCCAATATTGACCGGTGCAATAGTCCAGCGTGGTGCCATCCCATGACAGCCGGCCGCTATACGCCGTGAATGCGGTATCCCATTCTGCTTTCGTAAAGGTACGCCAGTGGATTTGGCGTAGTAGCAGACGGGCATCATTCAGATCACGAGTAATTCGTCTCGCTTCTAATCGGTAGGCTTTACGGCCTTCGTCATCCCAGCCACTAGAAATATAGTTTCCAGGTTCGAGATTAGGACGCTGATGTATAAAGGCTTCTAATGCTGCAACGGTTCTCTGGTGGTAGGTGTTCTCTGTCGTGTCATCCATTGCCATTTTCTCCTGTGTTAGTTGCTCGTTGAGCCGTCTATGTCAATACCCACAAACATCTCACACCAGTACATCCCTACATAGCCGGTTATGGTTTTATCCCATTTGGACGGGTCGTCGTCCCATCCTCCACTAAAACCCTGTCTAATTCTTTGTCTAAATTCTTTATACGACGTTGACCCGTCAGGATTATGTAGATACTTTCTGTAAACCGCTTTCCTTTGTGCTTTTGTCAATGTGATCATTTACTTAGTTCTCCCATGTCAGGCGCGAAGTCTCTACGTTCTGTGTACCGCTACCGGTAATTGGCTCTACCGTCCATCGGTCAGTACCGTAGGCCGGCACGTAGTCAATCACTTCTACGGGTATCTGTAAGCGTTCAATCTTGAGCGTTGCCTTCCCCAGCTTGGTAGAGGCCTGCTTGAATGTCAGTGCCATGCTTTCTCCTTATTGGTAATAAAAGCTATCTTTTATGCCTACCTTTCCAGGTAAGCTCTACCGTATGACTATAAGTATACAGACGTTGTAGGAGATAGTCAACCCTATAAGATAGATATCAGAAGATAGTTGTCTAGCTACTCGACTGCTTGTGACGTATCGAAGTGTTAACTGGGCGTGCCGGCTGTCTCAAGACGTTCAACTGTCAAGAATATGACAGTTCAAAGGCTCTCTACCTTCATGGGTTGAGCCGTCAATAATCTGACATGTCAATAGAATGACAAGCACCGTCAATAATCTGACAAGTTCTGTCAATGTTTTGACGTGTCAATGTTTTGACGTGTCAATAATTTGACAGGCCGTGAGAGAGGGGGGGGGAGGGGGTATCGACATACTAAAATAAACCCCTAATACCCGTCTACATTTCATGGGGGCATTGACTCACTGATTGACCAGAGTGTAGACTGAGTGACTATGACAGGGATATCTCCGATGGTGAGGAACAGGGTAGTGGAGTCTCAGGTGGTGGATTATGCGTTGGGGGTAGACCCAGCGGGGTATGCGGCGTTATTGCAGGAGATGCGGTCGCGTGCGGGGCTGACGATTGCGGCGGTGTGTCAGAAGTTGGACATGCGTCCGGGAACGATGTATCAGTATTTCTACAAGAAGCGTGGGGTGGGGGGGACGAGTACGATGCGCTGGTTTTTACGGTATGCGGAGGCGTGTGGGTGTGAGGTGACGGTACGATTTCCTGAGAGTGGGCGACGGGTACGGGTACGTGTCTAGGGCGCTCACGCTTCGGGAGGCGACGGACTTTGCGTCGATGGTGCTGTCTGGTGCGCCCGTGGCGGAGGTCGTGCCGTATTTCTGCCCGGACACCGCGTCGGAGGACGAGCTGCTCCAGGCCGAAGAGACGTGGCCGATGCAGGCGGAAGTGCTGGCGGCGATTGAACGGCAGAGTGGCGGGGTTCCCTGGCACCAGTTGGGGGATGACCAGCGACTCGATGTCGCCCTCAGAAAACACTACAACGAAATGGCGTATTTTCTCTGGACCACGAATTATGCGGCGTGCGACGGCGCGTCGAAACTGAAAGCCGATACGTGTCGGAGTGCGATTGAAGCCAAAGTCGCTGGAATGGCGGGAAAAGAATCCCCCCTGGCCTCGTTCTATCACGACCTGCTCCGACGATACGAGGCGGAACCCACGAAGGTCCAATAACCCTGCATGGCTGCGACGACCGCGCCCCCGGCCCTGCGCGATGCACTCATTACAGAATTTCGCCGCTATTTGTGCGAAAAAATCGATTTTATCCCGTTTGAACATCAGGCAGCGTGGTGGGCGGCGACCGATGGGTTGATCCTCACCTCGACTCCTCCAGGACCGACGGAGACAACCTGTACCGTCCGCCTGCCCGATGCCTCTCTCGCCACGCGGACCCTGATCCCCCGACCCCATGGCCGTGCCAAAGTCGTGGCCGAACTGGGGGCGTATAAATCCGGGAAATCCGCCGGAGCTGGCATCTGGGCCGCATCCTTTGCCGCCGTCCCGAATGCCCTGATCTATTTGGTGGGGAACGAATACGATATGTGCGCCCCGGAATTTGAGTACCTGCTCGAAGCCCTCTGCTCGGAACGCGGACTGAACCAAACCTATACCTCGCTCCAAAATCGCCCGAAAGACGGACGGCTGTGGCTGCAACTCGATAACGGCGCACGCTTCGAGGCCCGGAGCTGGGAACGAGCCGAATCCCTCAAAGGGAAAGAAGTGGATGCCTATATCTATTGCGAGGCGTATCAACTTCCCGGCATCGAATGCTTTACCTCCGTGTCACAAAACCTGCGCGTCCGCCAAGGGTACGCCGTGTTCCCGACCACACCCGATCGCCCGTGGGTGCAGGTCTTTCACGACCACGGCCATGACCACGCCGAGTTCCCCCAGTGGGTCTGTCAGTGCGGGATTCCCGCCAACACGAACCCCTATAGCTTCGACCAGAGCGCGATGGACCGCGACGAACACCTCCTCACACGAGAAAAATTCTCGATTGCCTATTTGGGAAAATTGGGCGACTATGTGGGGCGCGTCTACAACTATCAACGCGGCACACGACAACTCTCCCTGACGAGCCATCCCCACTTATGGCATAATCAAGAACGTGGGGCGATCCGAGAAAATTTTAAACTGCCGCACGATTGGACCGTGACGCTAGGAGCCGATACCGGCACCTACTGCGCCGCCGTTGTCGTGGCCGTCGCCCCCGAAGGAACGGCCTACGTGCTGGATGAACTGACCAACTATCGCTACGTGGCGAATACGCCGGAACTCGACGACGACAGCTCCATCGTACGGTGGACCCAGGCCGTCTGCCGCATGGCCGCACTCTGGAAAACACGCCCACTCGCCTGGGTGGACAGCAACTCCCAGTTCAAACAGGAATGTCTCCAACACGGACTCCACCTCCTCGCAAATCAGCGCGGACGCGAAGTCCGCACCGAAGCTACTCGGCAATACTTTCAACACGACCAGATGCACCTCGCCCCGTGGCTCTCCCTCGTTCCGTATGAACTGGAATCCGCCCACTGGCCCGATCAGGCGACCTCCGCCGGGAAATATGAGCGCGTCAAGATCAATGACCACGCGATGGACTGCGTGGAACACGTCCTGTCACGCCACCCCCGTGGCCGCCTCACCAAGGAGACTCGCGCTCCCGAACCCCCCACTGGGATGGTGCAGTGGTTCGGATCGCCGCTGCGAAAAAAAGCGCGACGACCTCCCGTCGATGCCCATTTAGGAGGACACTAATGCCAGACACCCTATCCGTGGACGACCGGATGGCCGAGATCGAACGGAAACTGTGGTTTGTGATGCAGACCCTCTCACTGACGAAACAGAATCCAGACGGTTCAACGGACGCTCGATCGCTCCAGGCTCTGTATAAGGAGATGACGACCCATGCTCATGAAACTTCGCAAACATTTGCAGATGTGGCTCGGCGTGCCTTCGCCCACACATCCCCTCGAACACCAACTCCAGACTTTACAGGACCGGATGGATTTTCTGGAGAAGACGATCATGACAGCACGACCGGACACCCCGTCTGAGTCCCCACTGGGATCAGGCTACGTCGATGATCTCTCAACATTGCCGGATGCCCATCTAGGAGCGCACTAATGCCAGAACTCAACGGACGACACTACCCCTATACCGACGCGGGGATGGCCCAGTTCACAAAAGATAGACAGGCCAAGATCAAACGACGCGAAGCCAGACCACGCCGGATGACCGACGAGGAACGTCGGACGATTGAGTCCGGGACGCTCCCAACCAGCGAGGAGACGATGCGTCGTCACCAGTCGCCCTACGCGGATTTTGGGAATCAGGAGAACGCGGCGGAACGCGGTGAACTCGCCGCCCAACGCGCCCTCCGTGGGGCGGGACAGAATATCATTCCAGGACCACAGATCGATGACGTGCCGCCAGCCGGACTGGAAGAATTTATTCGGATGATTGCGTCTGGTCTATCAGGAGCGCAAATGAGTAATCCCGAAGCTGCCCGTATAAAAGGGCGAGGTGCTGTAACGGGCACGAAGCAGAGCCCGCAGGCAGGTCCGCAAGAACTTATGCAACTCATCGAGCAACTGAGACGAGAGTCGTCAGAGGCAACTACCCGCGTCGATCCGCATTTCTTTGGCCCCAATCAACCCTTTGGGGTCGAACGCCGGAGACGCTAGGACGGTATGGCAGAGACATCGAAGAACCTCGCTGATTACACCGACGACTACGACCGACTCCGCGCACAGAAAGCCCGGAATGTCGGCTCGGTCGAACTCCGCATTCTGACCAATCTGGCATTTGCCTCCGGCGAACACTGGATCGGAAGCCAGAATCGGTCAATTTTTACCCGGAAACGCGACCCCAATAAACTCTATCTGGTCTTCAACCTTGCCGCACAGATGTTGCACAAGATGATGGGACGACTCAGTAGTATCGCCCCCGTCTTTAAGGCTCGTGCCGACAAACAAGATCCGAAATCCGTTGGAAACGCCGAAGTGGTGAATAAACTCATTCGGGCGCTCGATGAAAAACTCGATCAGCGGTCACGGACGTGGGAAATCCTCTGGTGGATGGCAATCGGCGGCGTAGCCTTTGAGTATGTGCCGTGGGTGAAAGATGCCACGATGGAACCGATGCCTAGCTTCGACCCAGAGACCAATGAACTTGTGTGGACCGATATCCACACCGGAGAGACGATTCCAGAGTCCCTGCGGCAACAGGCGATTCTCCAAGGCGCACCCCCCGAACGATTCGAGGTCGTTGAGGAGATGGTCCTCGCCGGAGACGTGGGCAGCGAAATTCTTAGCCCCCTCCAGGTCTTTGTGGATGCGTCCGTTCGGTCGATTGACGATCTCAGCCCCGATCAGGCGGTGTATCTCGCAAAAATCCGCACCTTAGGATGGATCGAAGCGAACTACGATGTGAGCGCAGACACGATCCAGAACATTAAGGATTCGTCAGAAGTACGGATTCTCAGCACCGATATCAAGCAACTCGGAGACCCGACTGGATCTGTTCATCTCCAGGACTTGATTCCACGGATTCAGGGCAGTCAGACGCAGAATGACCCCGATTTGGCGGTGGTGGTCGAACGGTTTCAGCCAATTTCAGGCAAACACCCCCGTGGGAAGTACTCCGCGTTCATTCCCGGCGAACAAATCCTCCATGATGGTGACAATCCCTATGAATCCATTCCGTTGGTCGATTATCACTGGGGACCGACCACCACGAGCTTCTGGAGCAATGATTACCTCTCCGATTTGATTGCCCCGCAACGGTTTCTCAATAAACGCCTGTCCCAACTGGGCGAACAGGCCAATGCGTCGATTTATGCCGATGAACTGCTCGGACCGACCGTGAAACGGGAAGATATTCCGTCCGATTATCCGGCTCCCATCGAAGGTGGCCTGAGTGAAACAGGCGTGAAGATGGTGCAACGACGCGATCCACCGAATCTCCCAGCCTGGTTCATGCAATCGGTCGATCTCACCATCAAATTGATGCGCGAAATTGCCGGAGGCGTTGATTTGTTCTCAGAAAGTAAATTTCCCGGCCAGTTACGTGGGCCGATGGCCGTCCCGATGCTCCAAGAGATTATCGACACCCAATGGGGGAATCTCTATCAGCATTTAGGGCAACGCCTCGCCAAAGTCAAGGAAATGCGGATTAATCGCGTCAAGGAATACTATCCGGCGATTCGGACGCTGCATTATACCGATCAGAGCATGAAAGACGAGGTTTTCACCTTTCAAGCGTCAGAAATCCTTCGATCCGGCACGGATTACTCCATTACCGTCGAACGAGGCAGCCTGATTCCTGAACTTCGGGCGCTCAGAGAGGCGCGGATTCGAGAACACCTCCAGTCCCCACTCAGCGTTCTCTATCTCGATGAGCGTACCGGACGTATCGACAAAGAGAAAATCGCCTCTGATCTGGAAATGGGCGATATCGGACGCGAAGCCCGTGAATCGCAGTATCGAAAACTCGGCCGATCACTGGTCGAGCGACTCTGGGAGGGACAGTCAATCCCAGAACACCTCCCGATGCCCTTCTGGAACTTGCGCGTCATCATGGATGAACTGGAAGCGGAAATGGCGACGACGGAGTGGCTCGGCGCGAGTCAGGAGATCCAGCAGGGCTTTGTCACCTTCTGGAATAAGTGCCGAGAGTTCCTTGTCCAAGCCTCCGACCGACGCGAGAGTGGGATGCAACAGCAGCAGATTCAGAGTGCTGTGGCACAAGCGACCCAGCAGGCCGCAGCTAAAGCGGCAGCCGAAGCGGTCGATATGGCGCTGGATCAGGTCAGAGCTAGTCAGGAAATTGCCCCGCAAGCTCCAGAGGCTCTTGCACAGGCACTCTCTCAACGCGAGATGTAGTTGACAGGCGAAACACCCCTTTCTATACTGAGATGGACTGCCCAGTAAATACTGAGGCGAACACGGCTCTTGAATAGGCGCAGACAGATTCATCGGCAGATGAACACCTGAACGCGCTCTCACGGCCACTCGACGAAGGAGCGTATATGGCAGACGATGATGTAGCGGCTGCACCAGAAGAGACTGGTGTTGCCACGGAACCGACAGACAGTGGAGGAGAGACCGCATCATCCGGTTCCTGGCCCGCGGAAGCACAGGCCGAGTACACGAGAAAAACGCAGGCACTTGCCGAGGAACGGAAACAGTGGGAATCCGAACGAACCAAGCAGACCCAGCAGTTGCAGCAATACGCCCAGCAGATGCAGCAACAGCAATATGCGCGTCAGGCCGCCCAGAATCAGGCACAGTCGCAGCAGCAGGGACAGCAGAGTCAAAGCAACATGCTGGACCAGCTTCGACAGATGCCCTATCTGGATGGACACACCGCCGCGCAACTCATGGAACGCATGGTCAACGAGGGGATCAATCCACTCAACCAAGCCCTCCAACAGCGCGATCAACTGATCACAAAACTCAATAAGGACTATAAGGATCTGTCCGATCGCGTAGGGACACACCAAGGCAAGCAAGCTGAGAAGGATCTCGAATCTCGATTTTTGAAAATCCGCGAAGAACAGGGACTTCCCGATGCTGAAATCGTGCGTGAACTTATGCGCGACATTTATTTGTCGCACGAAGGGGACTCGCTCGATCAAGAATACCCTGAGATGCTGCGAAAGCGGTGGGAGGGGATTCAAAAAGCAGTGCGGGATGCGGATCGGGCATCTGCGAAAGCGGCCAAGTCTTCGCCATTCCCATCAAAGGGAGGCGAGGTATCACCAACCAGCGGCAAGACAGGTGGCTATAAATCGCCACAGGATCGAGCCAATGAATTGTGGCCGATGCTGAATCCCGGTCAACCGGAATAGGCGGTGACTCCTTCAAAGGAGACCATCGCAGATGGCAAGTACAACTGATGTAATTGAAGCCCTGAAATACACCTACGGGGTGGATCAGGTCTTGTACCTCGTCAACCAAGAGGTTGTCTGCTGGAATATGTTCCAGAAGATGAAGAAACCGATGGCTGGCCGAGGGCAATTCTTGATGCCCATTATGGTGAAAAATCCTGGGGCGTGGAGTGGATTGGCAGAAGGCGGTGCATTACCGTCGAATATCGATCCCGATACGACCGAGGCCTCATTCAGTCTCCAAGAATTTGCGGGACTGTACAACATGTCGTGGAAGCTCATCCAGGACGCGAGGAACTCGAAGTTTGCGTTCCAGACGGCCCTGAAAATGATGGAAGGTGGCTTCCGACGACGTATCCTGAAACTCATTAACGCCGATCTTATTTCGGATGGGTTAGGCAAGTTGGCGGTCATGCCAGCAGCCGATAATCAGACCACCATTACCGTCAATGCTTTACCGAGTATTGATCTGGGGATGACTGTGGACTTGATTGACGCTTCGGACAATGACGCAGACTTAGCGGCCTCTCGAACTGTGACGGCGATTGATGTACAAAACCGCACTATCACCATCAGTGGATCAGCGCCCAGCGGCACAGCGGCTGGGGATTTCTTCTGTATTGAAAACACGACGAAATCTGGGGCGATTTATCACACCGATGGTCTTCTGGGAATCATTGATGATGCCAATCCTCCGTCGGGGAACTTTGGCAACATTAACCGCAGCACAGCGGGGAATGAATTCTGGGAGTCGATTGTGCTCGACAACAGTGGCACGAACCGTGCGCTCACTGAAGACCTCCTCATCCAGCTTGAGGATGCCGTCCGTGAGAAGGGCGGAGCCAAACTAAATACCTATATCTCCAATCTTGCTGTCGTGAGGCGCTATCACGAACTCCTCCGCGAAGATACGTACTTCGCCATGAGTTCACCGAAAGCGTTTGATAGCGGTGCGGGTGTAGGACGTGATGGTGGGGCGCAGCAGAAGGGGACAGATGGTGGCGATGGACGCACCATTTACCGTTTCAGTGGCAACCCGTGGCATGTTGACCCATACTTTGCCGCAAACACCATCATCGGGATGGACACCAAGCATTTCTACATCGGTCACGGTGAGAATGCAGTGCCTCGTCCGGTGTCGGAAGTATTCGATGGCACGCCGTTCTTCCGCCAGACTTCCAATGCAACCTTCGAGGTGGCATGGTACTGGCAGGGGAATCTGTTGAGTGACAACCCAGCAGCTGGGGCAAAAATCGAAGACGTAGCAGAGTCGTAAACTGAGTAGGTGAGGGGAGGGGCTTTGTGCCTCTCCCTTGTCACTTCGCCAGAAAGTAGGGAATCATGGGAATTAAAGCAATCGCACGACTGGCCCCGGTTCATGTGGTCTATACCATTTCAGCCGGAGAAGCCGCAGATACGGGTATTTTTGTGGCCGATCAGGACTATGAAATTATGGATGTTCGTGAAGTCCATAGCACCGCAGGAGCTAGCAGCACGACGCTTGATGTCGGCGTAGCCGCATCTGGTACAGCTCCAGCCAGTCTCACAACAGCCTTGAGTTCAGCGTTAGCGTTGGACAGCACGGCGAATACACCCGTTCAATCGACCCTGACATCCACGGTGGCTAATCGCCTGATGGATCGAGGGGAACAACTTTCGTTGAATTACACCGGAACAGTAACAGCCTACGAAGGGGCCGTACATGTGGTGTTGAAACCTGTCCGGACGAATACAACGTATTAAGGAGCTTTATGGACGTTTTTGATCCGGTACGCTATTCATTAGAAGAGAACAAATTTTTCTTGCAGCATCTCGGGGAATCTCCAGTGGTAGCCCTCCAAGATACCTTACCGAAGGGCGTGAATCCTGTGACGGTGCGAGAAGTCTTGGGTGCGTTGTATGAACTTGATGAGTTACAGAAGCATCGAGGGAATACATGGGTAGGCCAAGAAGCCATCTCAACGTCCATTAACACGTATCTCACTGAATGGCAGAAGTGGAAAGAGTTGTCAGACCGGGGCGCTCCACGCTTTCCGACCATGCATGCATGGGATGGGAAAGGACGACCACATCGTGGGGGTGTGGGATCGGATGCGAGTCAGGTCACGACCTATTTGATGAAGAATGGGGAGCGGGGGACGCTTGCAGTGCCCTTGCAGCATGGAACGGCAGAAGCATTTGTGGCTGATTGGGTGCAAACAGAAGACCCATTGCCTGATGCATTAGTGCATGATGCCGAGAAGGGGTTCTTGCAGTGTCCTCTTGACAGTTGGAGCACGAATTACAATCCTGAGTCACGGCAGGCGTACAACATGGCACGGGCCCGGATGTCTCGACATTGCAAATCCAGTAAGGATGATCGCGTGCGGGAATTTGGGCAGAAAATCTTCGGCTAATGCTAAATCCCGCGCCAGCGCCTGATCAGTTTCAGCTGCCGATTCCGACGCAGACTCCCCCACCGGAAGAAACAGCATTGCATTACTGGCATCCGAATCGCTTTGGGGTGCGCTATGCCCCACAGGAATTTCGGACACAGTTAAAAGCTGTGCATGCCGACTTGGATATTACGTGGCATCCCTATCGTGAACGGTGGATCGTTTGGTATCGTCGGCCGCGTATCAGCACCGGGTGGATGTTGTTATTTGTAGTCGAGGATTCCAAGCATAACTTTGTCCCCTTGGATGCCCGTATCTTTGCGGCGTGTTATGAGCAGAGTGGGTTTAAGTGGGGGTCGGGGAAGAAGTACTGGGCTCGTATTGAGGAAGAGGCTCAACGGGATCAGGAGAAACGGGATGCTGCCCGAGAGGATCATCTTGACCAGGCTGGTGCTGATCATTGGGATCATACCAAGATTCAAATCAGCATGCGGGGACAATCCTCTGGGAGCAAGTTCGCTAATCATCACGCGGGAGATTAGATGGCTCAACAAAACCAAAAAGTTCGACGACCCACCCTGACGATTTCAATTACCGAGGTCGATGAGGAACCGGAAGATTTTGGTGCGGCACTTCTAGGGAGTTCAGTGGGTCGCGCCTTCGACAAGGCTGACTTTCCGAAGGAATTCGGGGAGCCTCCCAAGCCTAAACGCCGGAAGCGCAAGAACGACGAGCAAGACTAATGGCAACAGGGCAATCCATTCTGGACTTGATGGAAGTCATGGACCGTGGCCTCCAGCTCCAATCAGGAGAAACGGGCGTGGCGTTAGCCTTGCGTGCCGTGAATGCCGCCCAGGATTACCTGGAGTCCATCTTAGCCCTGGATCCGAATGTGATGGGCTCAGGCATTGGAACCGTGACGACAGCGGCTAGCACGGAACGTACAGCATTTCCCTCAGGAGTCCTACGGATTGATCGCTTGCAGTTTATTGACCCGAACACGAGTCGTCCGGCGTGGGACTTAGACCGCGTGGGATATCCAGGGGATTACTATCAATCACGGATGATTGCCCCGACGCTGCAATACGATGTCTCGACAACGGGACGACCTGTGCGGTACTGGACAAACGGCACAAATATCTATTGGGATCCGTTGCCAGATGCGACACATACGGTGCGCTACTACGGATTTACAGGGGCAAGCACCCTGACTGCCGGAGGTACGTTTGCATATCCTGATATTGCCTTAATGCCTATTGCAACCTATGCCGTTAAGATGATGCGTATCGGGAAGGATGACGATGTGCAAGGCATCATGACGACGGCAGCTGAGGTTTTCAAGCCTGCGGTAGAAGCCTTGGGCCGATTTAACCGTGATCGACCGCCGGGGTACGATTATCGGTATTTTCACACAGAATAGGAGTACCGCATGGCATTTATTCAAGCAGACTTTCAAGATGGACGTGATGTCCAACTCATTAAACGGGCCAAGATTGATGCAGCCGTCAGTGGGAACAATACGCTGGTTGCGGCGGTCACAGGAAAGAAAATCCGTGTCTTGGCCGCGTTTTTTACGATGACGGGAACAGCCGTGACGATTCGGTTCGAGGATGGAGCCGATGGCACAGCCCTCACGGGACAGATGGGACCGACTGCGGGCCAGACTATTGTGCTGCCGTTCAATCCAGTGGGCTGGTTTGAAACTTCTGCTGCAACGCTCCTGAACATGGAACTCAGTGGTGGACAGTCAGTAGACGGCGCGTTGGTGTACATCGAGGCATAAATGGCTGATATTCAAGTTGCTAATACTGATGCAGATTTAACGGACAATACGTTAATCACGGAAGAAAACGCTTATACCATCACGGGACTCCATACCTTTAGCCGCAGCACCAATGCCCCGTTTGCCTGTATCTCAGGCGCGGCGGTAGTGACGTATCTGGATGCTGACAAACTCGACGGGCAAGAGGGCAGTTATTACCTGGCTGCTGCGAACATCACAGGCACGCTTGCTGTTGGGAGCGGTGGCACAGGTGCAACCTCTCTGACGGATGGTGGGGTCTTGTTGGGCAGTGGAACCAGTGCTGTCACCGCAATGGCTGTACTCTCCGATAGTGAAATGATTGTTGGCGATGGCTCAGGCGATCCTGTAGCCGAGAGTGGCGCTACCCTGAGAACCAGCATTGGCGTAGGCACAGGCGATAGCCCGCAATTCACCGGAGTTGAACTCGGCCATGCCAGTGATACTACCCTGACACGGGCCAGTTCCGGCAATGTCAATATCGAAGGCAATCTTGTGTATCGGGCTGGAGGCACGGATGTCGCTGTCGCTGATGGCGGGACCGGAGCCAGTTCCCTGACAGACGGGGGCGTGTTGCTTGGCAGTGGGACCGCTGCGATTACAGCAACAGCAGTGTTGGGAGATGGCGAGATTCTGATTGGTGATGGATCTGGCGATCCCACGACATTGGATGTTGGGAGTGCGTCAAGCATTACGGTGCTTGGCACGGTCGCCACTGGCACTTGGCAAGCCACGGATGTTGGTGTGGCCTACGGGGGCACGGGTGTCAGCACACTCACGGATGGCGGAGTGCTGCTCGGAAGCGGGGCAAGTGCTATCACTGCGATGGCCGTCCTAACTGACAGCCAGATGATTGTTGGGGACGGGTCTGGCGATCCGGTGGCAGAAAGCGGAGCCACACTTCGCACCAGTATCGGCTGTGATGTCGCAACCAATATCACATCAGGCACGATGGCTACTGCCCGCCTGGGGAGCGGCACGGCCAACAGTTCAAGTTTTCTACGTGGTGATAGTGCGTGGGCCTCGCCCACCAATGCCGCAGCAACAGTTTTGAGCAAGACTGCGAATTATACGGTCACGA